GCATCAGGCCGTAAGCTATCTTCTGTTGAGTGTCACGACATCATGTGTAAGATCGGTGAGGTAGTAGTTGTAGGTGGTGTACGCCGTAGTGCTATGATTTCATTAAGTAATCTGTCAGATGATCGTATGCGTTCAGCTAAGTCAGGTGCATGGTGGGAGAACAACCCACAACGTGCCTTGGCAAACAACTCTGTAAGTTACACTGAGAAGCCTGACAGCCTGTCCTTTATGAAAGAATGGATGTCATTGGTAGAGAGTGGGTCAGGTGAACGTGGTATCTTTAACCGTGAGGCATCGAAGAAACAGGCAGCTAAGAATGGTCGCCGTGATGCTGACTATGAGTTTGGAACTAATCCGTGCAGTGAAATCATCTTGCGCCCAAGCCAGTTCTGCAACCTAACCGAGTGTGTAGTACGTGCTACTGATAACATTGACACACTGTCTGAGAAGGTACGTCTAGCTACTATCTTGGGTACGATACAGTCTACCTTCACTAAGTTCCCGTACTTGCGTAAGCAGTGGACAGACAACACAGCAGAAGAACGTCTGTTGGGTGTGTCACTAACTGGCATCATGGACAACCCACTGATGACAACAACAAACAAAGGATTGGAGAAAACCCTTGAACATCTTAAATCTGTTGCCGTTGCTACTAACTCTGAGTGGGCTGAACGTCTTGGTATCCCTGTTGCTACTGCTATCACTTGCGTCAAGCCTTCTGGCACTGTCTCCCAGCTTGTGGACTCTGCTTCTGGGATTCATGCTCGTCACTCAGCCTATTATATTCGTACTGTCCGTGGCGACAACAAAGACCCACTGACACAGTTCATGAAGGATCAGGGTATCCCACACGAACCTGATGTCTTCAAACCTGACCAGACTACAGTGTTTAGCTTCCCGCAGAAGGCCCCTGAGGGTGCTACATGTACAGCTGACATGACTGCTATCGAACAGCTGGAGATGTGGTTGGCTTATCAACGTAACTGGTGTGAACACAAGCCATCTGTCACTATCAATGTTAAGGGTGGGGAATGGCTAGAGGTAGGTGCCTTTGTTTACAAACACTTTGATGAGATGTCAGGTGTATCCTTCCTACCGTTCAACGAACACACATACCAACAAGCACCTTATCAAGACTGTGATGAAGCTACGTACCAAGAGATGTTGGGAAAAATGCCTGGTCGTATTGACTGGTCTAAGCTTTCGGAGTATGAGAGTGAGGACAATACATCTGGTAGTCAGACACTGGCTTGCTCTGGTGACGCATGTGAAATCGTAGACCTAACCTAACTTACTCTATGGCGTAAACATCATAAACTTACGGTATGGCGTAAACATCATAAACTTACGGTATGGCGTAAACATCATAAGGAACCTAACTATGTACACTGTCATAACTCGAAACCAATGTAACTTCTGTGACACAGCCAAAGCCCTGTTGAAAGGAGCAGGGCAAGGCTACACAGAGTATAACGTTCAGACCGATAGCTCTAGGTGGGTACTAACCTTGATGAGACAGGCAGGGCTTACAACTGTACCTCAAATCTTTTCCTCTAGTGGTACTCACATTGGAGGTTACACTGAGTTGAAAGAGTTCTTTGGTAAGTTAGAAGGGAGTGAGGTATGACAGTAGTACGTAAGCAATTCAACAGGGCTTTGTATGAAGCCTATGATGCACCAGCCCGTAATGCTCTAGTCCTTTACCTTGAGGATAACGGTCACACCATCATTAACAACGAGGAGAACTACAAAGTAGATGTGATCTCTCAGAAGGGTGCTTACACTTACTATAACGAAGCTGAGGTTAAGACAGCATGGAAGGGTGACTGGCCTGCTCACTGGGAAGAGGTACGTATCCCTGAACGAAAGAAGAGGCTAATAGAAATGTATAAGTCATCTCCGTTTAGTGTGCTTAACTTCTACATCTTTCGTCCTGACTTCAAACAGGCATGGCGTATCAAGGACACACTGCTGACAGAGAAAAGTCTTAAGGAGGCCAAGGGTCGTTACATCCAGAAGGGTGAGAAGTTCTTTCATATCCCTTACACATCAGCAGAGTTGATTAAACTATGAGCAATGAACCACCTAAGAAACAAACACGTACTCGTCGTAAGACTACATACAAGGGAGCAGCAGATAAGAAGACATCAGGTATCGTACCTCGTACTGACAACCAAGGTAAGTTACTTCAAGCCCTAGCTAGTAGCAGTCAGGTGTTTATCCTTGGGCCAGCTGGTACAGGAAAGACCTACGTTACTACAACCTACGCAGCTGATCAGTACACACTCAAAGAGATTGACAAGATCGTCATCACTAGGCCTCACGTAGCTGTAGGTAAGGAGTTAGGGTTCTTGAAAGGAGACCTAAATGAGAAGACAATGCCTTGGGCTTTACCTGTCTTGGACGTTCTGGAGAAACACCTTGGTAAAGGAGCAGTGGAAACAGGGATCAAGAATGGCAACATTGAGATGGCTCCTCTTGCTCTTATGCGGGGCCGTAGCTTCGATACTGCCTTCATAATTGTAGACGAAGCACAGAACATTACAACACACGAACTTAAGATGCTGTTGACAAGGGTAGGTGAAGGCTCTACTATTGTCCTTAACGGTGATGCACAACAGTCAGACCTAAAGGAAGCAGATGGCCTGTCTAAAGTTATTCACCTAGCTAAGAAGCACATGTTAAATGTACCCATCATTGAGTTTGGGGTTGACGACATTGTTAGGAGTGGTGTATGTGCTGAGTGGGTTAAAGTATTTATGAAGGAGAACTTGTAATGGCTAAGTGGGACTTTGAACGTCAGATGGAACACCCTAAGATGCACGAGTACAACGAGGATAAGGGTAGCCCTGTTGACCCAGTAAACAAACCTGCACACTTTGGTGATGGTGCTATTGAGTGTATTGACTACATGAAGGACAACATGGACCACATGATGTTCATGGGTTACCTAGAAGGTAATGCTAAGAAGTACATGCACCGATACCGATACAAGGGTAAACCAGTGGAAGACCTACGTAAGGCCAGATGGTACTTGGATCGTTTGATTGATGATATGGAAGGAAGTTAACCTCTCTTAGCTCAACTGGATAGAGCAAGTCACTTCTAATGACTAGGTTGTAGGTTCGAGTCCTACAGAGAGGACCAAATAAAAGCCCCCTTGGAGATTAATCCTTGGGGGCTTACTTATTTTAGTAACCTGACTTCTTCTTCTTAGGCTTCTTCTTTGTTGTCTTTTTCATAGCAGAGTCCTTCATTAACTTTCCATTGGGCATGTAATGGTAACCCTTGGGTGCTTTCTTAATTGCCACGATCTCTCTCCATCATAAGCTTTATTGAATTGATATTTTCGTCAATCCTAGCCATAGCTACAGCCTGTGCCTGTACACTAGCCTCAAGAGCAATCAACCTTGTCTCATGCCTGACAATCTCTCTAGTATTACTTTCAATTTCACTGTCTAGTGAAGCTACAAACCACACAAGAGCTACAGTCTGCATGAAGATAGCAAAGATAAACGTCAGAGGTACAGATTTATTTAGATGCCAAGAGTTATTAACCACGGTATTTCCCCATTGTTATTGTTTTTAAAAAGCCACGCCACATCTCTTGAGGAGATGGTAGTACCCAGCCAAGGATTAGAAGAAGAATTACCCAAGGTGGGATGTCCTCGTTTATTACGTTGAGTGAGTCGATAGCACCACTAGGGGTGACACCAGTGTTGACTGTATCAGCCTTGATTATGTCACCTACCTGAGCACCCGTCTGGTTGTTCTCCTGCCCCGCCTGTACGTTAGCAGCTACGTTAGGGCCACCACCCCCACCCAGAAGGGAGAGAGGGTTACCTAAGCAGCCTGACAGGAGGAGTATGAGGGTGAAGGATGCTAGGAGTTTCATCAGTTATCTGCCCGTCAAGTAATTTGCTTCTCTGTTTCTTCGAGGACCATAACTGTCGCCAAAGTTTTTTAGTTCGTTTTCAACAGCAGCCCAATCACCTCTAGTG